TCTAATGGTTATATGATGATAGATTATAATCAAATAGACGTAGACTTTAAAAAAATATAATGAAATTAGAATACAACGAAATAATTGGTGCAATTGTAAAACCAGATGATACACCTGCTACACAAGCAGAGATATTACAATGGGCTAAATTAAATCCAATGCCAATAGAAGAACCAAAACAACAGAACACAGCACTTCTAGAAGAAGTGATTGAAACATTTAACAAAAGAGGATAGATTAGCAAAATGGCCGAAATAGATAAACCATTACCGAATACAAAAACAACTGTCGAAGTTCCAGGTGAAGTAGAAATTCAAGAATCAATTAAAGAAGATATTGAAAAGATTGACACTGAAGGCGGACCTGTTGAAGTAGAAATGACTGAAGAAGGTGGAGCAGAAGTTTCTTTTGATCCAAAGGCAGCATCTCCTGAAGGAGGTGAAGACCATTTTGAAAACCTTGCAGAATTTTTAGGTGAAGAAATTTTAGATCCTTTGGGTTCTAAAATGGTAGAGCAATACAATGAATACAAAGAGTCTCGTGGAGACTGGGAAGATACTTATAAAAACGGTTTAGAACTTTTAGGTTTTAAATACGAAAGACGAACAGAACCTTTCAGAGGAGCTAGTGGTGTTAATCACCCTGTGCTTGCTGAAGCAGTTACACAATTTCAAGCTCAAGCTTACAAAGAATTATTACCATCCGACGGACCGGTTAGAACTCAGATTATGGGAGATGCAAATGTTCCTAAAGAAGAGCAAGCTAAACGTGTTAAAGATTTTATGAACTATCAAATTATGGATCAGATGAAAGAGTATGAACCAGAGTTTGATCAAATGTTATTTTATTTACCTCTATCCGGATCTACCTTTAAGAAAGTTTACTACGACGATCTTTTAGGTAGAGCGGTTTCTAAATTTGTACCAGCAGAAGATTTAATCGTACCTTACTCTGCAAATTCTTTAGATGATGCAGAGGCAGTTATTCACGTTATTAAAATGTCAGAAAACGAATTAAGAAAACAACAGGTTGGTGGATTTTATAGAGACATAGAATTAGGAAATCCTCCTGTAACTGAAAATCAATTACAAGATAAAAAATTAGAACTTGAAGGAATTTCTAAAGACGGTCAAGAAGATCAATTTGTTCTTTATGAAATACATACCGATCTTGACTTAGAAGGTTATGAAGATATGGATGAAGCTGGTGAGCCAACAGGAATTAAACTTCCATACGTTGTAACAATTGCTCAATCTAATAATAAAATTTTATCTATAAGAAGAAACTATAAAGAAAACGATCCGTTAAAGAAAAAAATAAATTACTTTGTGCAGTTTAAATTTTTACCAGGAACTGGTTTCTATGGTTTCGGTTTAATCCATATGATTGGTGGATTAACAAGAACTGCAACAGCAGCATTAAGACAATTACTTGATGCAGGAACTTTAGCTAACTTACCAGCAGGATTTAAATCCAGAGGCATTAGAGTCAGAGATGACGCTCAACCTCTACAGCCTGGTGAGTTTAGAGACGTAGACGCTCCCGGTGGAAACATCAAGGATCAGTTTATGACTCTACCCTTCAAAGGCCCGGATGCAACTTTACTTCAGTTAATGGGTGTAGTTGTTTCCGCGGGCCAGCGATTCGCGAGCATCGCAGATTCACAAGTGGGTGATATGAACCAAGCCGCTGCAGTTGGTACGACTGTTGCATTATTGGAACGTGGATCGCGGGTGATGTCAGCAATTCACAAAAGATTATACGTAGGTTTAAAACAAGAATTTAAATTATTAGCAGAAGTATTTAAATCATACTTACCTCCTGTTTATCCTTATGATGTACCTGGTGCATCTAGAGAAATCAAAGTTCAAGATTTTGATGATAGAGTCGATATATTACCTGTAGCAGATCCAAACATCTTCTCACAGACGCAAAGAATATCGTTAGCTCAATCTCAATTACAACTGGCGCAATCAAATCCTCGAATACATAATCTGTATCAAGCATATAGATCTATGTATGACGCGCTGGGGGTAAAAAATGTTAATGCAATTCTACCACCACCTGCAGCACCAATGCCGATGGATCCTGCGTTAGAACATATTATGGCAATGAGTATGAAACCATATCAAGCGTTTCCTGGTCAAGACCACAAAGCTCACATCGATGCGCATTTAAACTTTATGAGATTAAATCAAACACAAAATAATCCTGGTGCAATGGCTGCTTTACAAAAAAATATACTAGAGCACATTAGTTTAATGGCACAAGAACAAGTTCAACTAGAATTTGTTGAAGAATTACAAGAAGTACAAATGATTCAACAACAAATGCAAGCAGCAGGTGCTGCAAATCCTGCAATGGCGCAAGGTATGATGCAAAATCCACAAGTAATGCAGGCACAACAACGTCTACAACAGATTACAAACCAAATTGAATCTAGAAAAGCGAAGTTAATTGCAGAAATGCAGGAAGATTTTGCTAAAGAAGAAGAAAAAATTATGGGTGAGTATGGTGGAGACCCATTACTACGACTAAAAGGTAGAGAAATGGATCTTCGAGCGCAAGATAATCAAAGAAAAGAAGAAGAAGGTGAAGAAAGATTAAATCTTGACAAGATGAAAGCTCTTATGAACCAAGAAAATCAAGAAGCGAAGCTTGAACAAGAAGCAGATCTTGCTGGATTGCGTGCAGGCGTGTCATTAGCTAAACAATCAATGGCAGACCAAAGCAAAATTCACGATTTTGGTAGAAACTTCGGAAAAAAATAGATATAAACCCAATTAAGGAGAAAACTATGGTTAAAAAAACAAACAAAGGTCGAGACAATGTAAAAATTGTTCCTGAACTTGGTGCAAACTCTAAAGGTGAGCAACAAGGTGGGATTCCTGTGGAAATGACTGACCCGTTTACATCACAAACGGTTGACGTTAGAGGCACAAAGAGAATGAGACCTGACAAAAAACCTGTAAAAGCAACTTGGTACTAGTATGTGGTTATCGGCAATTAAATTAGCCGTCTCTGCTGGTAGTAAAATTTATGCTAACAAGCAGAAGGCAAAAGTCGCGATGTCTGATGCTCAACTGTTGCACGCAGAACGACAGGCTCGAGGTGAGGAAGCTTACCAAGGCAAGTTGTTAGAGGCACGTCAAAATGATTACAAGGACGAGTTCGTTTTGTTAATTTTGTCGGCGCCAATAATTGTGCTCGCGTGGGGAGTCTTCTCGGAGGATCCTGGCGCTCTCGATAAAGTGAAAACTTTCTTCGAACATTTCGCGGCACTGCCGACTTGGTTCAGTACCCTTTGGATTTTAGTCGTCGGATCAATTTTTGGAATTAAGGGTACACAGATCTTTAAAAACGGAGGAAAAAAATAATGCCAAATAGAAGATTTAACACACAAGTCGCTAATCCAATGAAGGCTGGCGGCAGAGTAAAAAAAGCAATGGGCGGAATGTCTAACGCAAGAAAAGATATGATGTCTGGTTACTACAAAGACGATATGGGTATGCAAGGCGGCGCTATGTATAAAAAAGGTGGTTCTGTTAAAAAGAAAAAACAGGGTTACAAAGATAGAAAAGATGAATCTATCGCAATGAGAATAAAAAAGAAAAGAACTAAAAAACAATTAAAAGATTCAAGAGATGAGTCTTATGGTAAGTTTGGTTCTAAAGCTAAAAAGTCTGGCAAAATAAACAAGTAGTTTATGGCTCGACAAAAGTTCATACAGAAGGCAATTAAAAAGCCGGGAGCTTTACGTAAGTCTTTAGGAATAAAGAAAGGCGAAAAGATTCCAGCTTCTAAATTAAAAGCCGCTGCGAAGAAAAAAGGCAAACTAGGACAACGTGCTAGATTTGCTATGACTTTAAATAAATTAAGGAACAAAGCATAATGAAAAAAATAGATGCAAAGAAGCAACCTGGTCTTGCTAAATTAAAAAAGAAAGCACCTCAAGTAGTCGCTAAAATGGGCTATATGAAAAAAGGTGGTAGAGTTAAAAAAAGGAAGAAGTAATGGCTAAACTATGTCCTGCAGGTAAAGCTGCCGCGAAAAAAAAGTTTGATGTTTATCCTAGTGCGTACGCTAATATTTGGGCATCCAAATATTGCAAAGGCAAAGTAGGTAGAACTAAAAAAGCTGATGGCGGTTTTATTGCAAGAGGATGTGGTAAGGTTATGTCTAATAGACGTAAAAAAACAAAAATGGTTTAATGAGTGGATTAAAAAAATGGTTGGACGAGAAATGGGTGGACATTGGAGCTCCGAAGAAGAACGGCAAGTATCAACCGTGCGGGAGATCGAAGGGAAGCAAAAGGAAATATCCAAAATGCGTTCCACTTGCAAAAGCCACACGAATGACAAGTGGGCAAAAGGCGAGTGCTGTCAGACGAAAAAGAGCAGTAAGTAACAAAGGACCTAAACCAACTAACGTTAAAACATTTGCTAAAGATGGTGGTATGATAGGGCAAGCACAAAGAACTTATAGAGGTAGCTACATAGATGGTAGTTTAGGTGGAGTACAAGTTTCAAATCCAAGTTTAAAAAAATATTATAAAGGAATGTTGTAATGCGAAAACAAGACAATATGCCTGCAAGAAACAAAAAGAACTTTAGACCTACAAAGTCTGGAGCAGGTATGACACGAGCCGGTGTCGCTGCCTACAGAAGAAAAAATCCCGGTTCTAAATTAAAAACAGCTGTGACTGGTAAAGTTAAAAAAGGGTCCGCTGCCGCTAACAG